CCCCCTAATTTTTTTGGGGCGGTGGCTTCGCCACAGTCGCTTCGCTCCATCGCCCCAACTTAGAAGGAGCGCCAAAATGGCGCACATACTACCAAGTGGAGACGGAAAGAAATCATTTTATTCGGCGTTTTCTACTATATGTTCCCTTTCCACAACCGTATGCAATTTATTTCACTTTCAGAACTTTCCACCTGCGTGATAGGATAATCCCATGAATGAGATAACCATCAAGGTTGACCAAGGCAGCGAAGAGCTAACCTTCGTCTTGGAGAACTTCGATCCCGCACAGATAGCCGGAGACGCAGATGTGTGGTCTGTCCATGTGTTCGATGAAGAGGGAACGCTCCAAATGGAATACTTCGAGATGGATTCGGACGCAGATAGCCTAGATATTATCTCCGAAGCTATCCAAACAGTTCAAGCTGGATCAAATTAGCCCGAAAAGCTATTTTTAAAAAATTTTCCGCACAAAAATAGGAGAAAACCAATGTCAAGAGGTTTAACAGAGGATTCCGAACCACAAAAGACACCATACAGCCTTGAAGAAGTATTTGAGCTGACCTACGCCATGATGATGCACTTAGGGCTCATTGACTCAAAGCTAGACGATATCATGGACCATCTGGGGCTTGAAGCCCGCTCTATTGAAGAAGAAGTCGACTAAGATAGTCATATGTCACAAAATGAAGTCTCACTACTAGACGAAACCCTGATGAGGGCTGCAGCCTCCGGTAAAAGCGGAGACGAGATGGAGCAGCTTACAGGTGTTCCTGCTGCGCAAGCCGTGATGCACGTCAAGCAGATGCTCTCACGCAGAGACATCTGGTCAGAGGTGGAACGCCGCCAGCTTTTGCTACACGAACTCAACGACCTAAAGGAAAGCCTTACGGATCGAGCTGTCCAGCTACAAGACGAAGACAGCGCACGATTGCTACTAAAGGTGCTTCAGGAGATTGGCAAGAGGCTAGACTCAGAGCGCACACAGCTAGACATAGACATAATCAAGCTCACAGAGTACCAAGAGCGGATTTTGCTACGGGCAATGGACTCTGCGCTGAACTTTGCAAAGGGAGAGCTCTCAGAGCGATACCCAGAAATAAATAAGAATGAATTAGACGAGCTTGTGGGCCAAGGTCTACTAAAGGCTAAGTACGAGATAGAAAAGGACCGAGACTAATGCCACTATACGATTACAAGTGTGTTTGCGGTCACAGCATTGAAATTACACACCCAATCAAGACCAAGCCAGTAATAATGTGTTTTAAGTGCGCTAAAGAGATGTCAAAGGGGTTTAGCTCCCCAGTTATCAATTTTAAAGGGGATGGGTTCTACTCAACCGATAAATGATAGAAAACGTAATAGATGGTGTAGTTGGTGAGCTTCGCAAAAGGAGCAAGAACTCAATTTACCTAAACGACCCTGTTGCATGGGCTAGTGATGTGCTTGGTAAGCATATGTGGTCCAAGCAGGCCGAAATTGGAAAAAGCGTTGTTGAGAACACTCACACAGCAGTTGTTAGCTGTAACGGTGCTGGTAAGAGTGCAACTGCTGGTATCCTTGGTGCTTGGTGGGTTGCAACTCATGACCCTTATGAAGTAGCAATGATTTGTTCTGCACCTACTTACCCGCAGATCGCCAGAGTGCTTTTTCGAGAACTAAAAGATAATTACAAAGCAGCAGCTATAAGAGGGTTCAACCTTCCCGGGCACATCAACCAATCTGAGGAATGGAAGCTAAATGATGAGTTCGGAACGCTTGTTGGATTCGGAAGACGACCTTCAGATACGGATATTGTTTCTGCATTCCAAGGTATCCACCGGAGGTTTGTTTTTGTTATTCTCGATGAAGCAGGAGGTATCCCTGCTGACCTCTATACAGCAGCTGAGGCTGTTACAACTTCTGCGGACTCGAGGGTCCTTGCAATTGGTAACCCCGATAGAAGAGGTACTGAGTTTCATAGAATCTTTAGGGAAGATGAAACTTGGAACAAGATTTCTATATCGGCGTATGATAGCCCTAACTTTACAGGGGAGTTCGTACCAGAAGATGTAAAGCCGCTTCTGATTCAACCTTCTTGGGTCAACAGGCAGAAGATCGCTTGGGGTGAGGACTCTGCACGATTTAAGTCAAAGGTACTTGGCGAGTTCCCAGATGAAGACGATACCGCTTTCTTTAGCCAGCAGGCAATTGACGTGGGTATGGATACAGAGATTGAAGAAGACTCCGAGAAGGACGTTGTTCTTGGTGTTGACCTTGCTCGCTTCGGTGAAGACGATAGCGTAATCTACTTAAACAACGAAGGCAACCTACGCAGGTACGCCAGATGGAGCAAGGCTACCTCTGTGGAGTCTGCAAACCGTGTTCACCAAGCCGCTATTGAAACAGGAGCAAGACAGGTCCGAGTTGACGGCGCTGGTCTTGGAGGTCCTGTAATTGACCAGTTAGCAGTTCTAGCTGAAAACAAATACACGGTAATTTCAATGATGGGTTCAGCAGCAAGCCCAGATCGCACACGCTGGTACAACGCTCGTGCTTATAATTTTGACTCACTTCGTGAGCAGATGCTTGCTGGCAAGATTGACATTGACCCAGACGACAAAGAACTCTTTGACGAGATGATGGTGCTTAAGTACAAGTTCTCTCAGCTTGGTTCAATCCAAATTGAGTCTAAAGACGATATGCGATCTAGGGGAATCAAGTCCCCTGACAGTCTTGATGCTGCTGTGTACGCAACCGTGGACTTGAACTACCTGCTTGACAGCCCTTACAGGGATAAAAAGATAGGTGACAAGTTCTTTACAGACCCTGAAGTCATGACTGTTCAGGACCCATTCTTCTCTGGCTGGACATGGTAGACTGTTTTTAATCGACTTTTAAGGGTTTTTACATGAGTTCTAACGACTTTTTACAACAGTTTGAGGCTGTATCAGCTGAAAACGAACTGCTTAGAGAATCTTACGCTTCAATGGCGCAAGCAATCATTGCTTTTGACGATGATGGCTGGAATCCCATTGGAACTCACTACGGGCAGAACGGGTTTACTCTAAATCAGCTTCATGTCTCGGCTTCTAAGATTCGTGAGATGTCAGAGGGTAACCCGCTTTTGAAGCGTGGCTCTGCAATGCGTACTAGCTATGTCTTTGGTCGTGGAGTAACCTACGGTGACCAGCCACCTCGTGTTCGCAGGCTTATTGAGAACTCACAGAACCAAGATGTTCTATTTAGCCCAGATGCTCAGATGATTAATGAGCGTAGCCACTTTACTGATGGTCAGTTCTTTATCCTTGGTGACAACGTATCTAAGGAGCTACAAAGGATTCCATTCAACGAGATTACTGGTGCTGTGACAGACCCTGACGATGGCGAGCGTATTCTTTACATCCGCAGGACTTGGAACCGGACTGACATTGACTTTCCGACTAACACTGAGAGCCTAGTCTCCAAAGAGGTTTGGTATCCAGTAGACACTTACACCCCTCGTGGTCGTTATGCTTCTAAGATTCAGAACCAGCCGGTTGACACAAACAAGACCATGTTCTACAGCCGAGTTAACCGCAGAGCAGGTCGCATCTGGGGAACTCCAGATGCATTGCCAGCACTGCCTTGGGCTCACGCTTACAACGAGTACCTAAAGGACGGCTCACGTCTACTAAAGTCTCTGGCTATGTTTGCTTGGCAGCTTAGGTCAAAGACCAAGGTTGGCGCTACCGCAGCAGCAGCTTCAATTGCAACTCCTTCGACTGCAGGATCAACGGCAGTCATGGGCGATGGCATGGAGATGTCTTCCTTACCTCGTGGGAACAATGTAGACCTAAGCACAGGTAGACCACTAGCTTCAATGGTTGCGTCTGCGCTAGAGGTCTCAGTTGTTGCACTTCTTAGCGACCCCGGAAGCTCAGGTGCTTACGGAACGGCACAGACCCTAGACGCTCCTACCGTAAAAGCTATGGAATCACGTCAGGCAATCTGGACTGGGTTTTACAACCGTGTCCTCAGCTGGATGGGCTCTCGTGAGTATGACATAGCTTGGCCCAAGATTGAGGTTGAGCCATCTCAGCGACTAATGCAGGCTCTTGCTCTTGCTCGTGAGACAAATGCGATTTGGGACGATGAGTACCGTGCAGCAGTTATTGAGACTCTTGATATTCCAAAGATGCACGATACGGTTCCAGACACGGACGACCCTTACGTTGATACCTCTGACGGAAACTCAAGTGCTATACCCGGTCAAGGCAACTCTGGAGCGGTAGGTTCAATGCAAGATAACGCAAATGACCTGCGTGACGCTGACAACGATCCGACGGCATAATATCGCTGTATGGTATCATTTCTAATAGACAATTCTGTTACGGAGTGATATGACTACAAAGCTTTCTGAGTCCATTGGCTTTGATGCTAAAGAAACCAAAAACAAGTGGCGTGTCAAGGTTATTGAGTCTGGCTGGGGTTCATCTGGCTACTACGGCTCAGATATGCTTGCACAATACGGACCGGGTGTTTTTAGGTCGGGCACAAAAGTTTTCATGAACCACCCCTCAATCACCGAGTCTAACGATAGACCAGAACGTGATATCCATCAGCTGGCTGGAAAGTTGACCAGAGATGCCTACTTTAAAGAAGGCTCGCTCTACGCAGAAGTAGAATTTTACTCTCACTACGCACCAATCATTAAGGAAATGGCTGACGACGTTGGCTTGTCCATTCACGCAATGGGCAACTCTTTTATGGGCGAAGCTGATGGGAGAAAAGGACCGATCATCGAGTCGTTGGTGGAAGACCCACTAACAAGTGTCGATGTGGTAACCGTAGCTGGAGCAGGTGGCAAGTTTGTCGCCCTGCTTGAAAGTTACAGAAATAATGGTGACGTTGCCAACATGGTAGCGGAATCCGAAACGGAAGGAAACGAAATGTCAATTACCAAGGAAGAATTTGAGGTCGCAATTGCTGATCTTAAAGAAACCCTCGTTGACGCTTTGGCTCCTCTGCGCGAATCGGTATCGGTTCTAGTAGAGGCTGCAGCTCCTGCTGAAAATGAGGCCGTGGAGGAAGAAGCTCCTGCGGTTGATCCAGTAGAGGTTGCAGAAAAGTTCAACGAATCAGGACTACCAAAAATTGCCCTACAGCGTGTAGCTGAGGCAATGAAGTCCGAAACTAACACCAAGAGTGTTGACGAGCTGATCGTGGAGGAGAAGGCTTACGCTGACTCAATCGCACAGACCGTCTCTGAGGCAGCTAGCGCTGCTGACACAAAGGGTGTTGTCCACGAGGCGAAAGCTTCTTCAACCACCGATGAGTTTGACGCTGTTGTGTCGCGCATCAAGAGAAAGTAAGGAATAGTAAATGTCTACTAACGAGATTTACACAAAGGCTAGCGAGCTAGTTCTTCCAGTGCACTCAACAGTTACCTCCGGTAAGCTTGTGCAGGTCGGACGACTAGTTGGCGTAGCACAAAATGATGCAGTCACAGGTGAAGACGCTGCCACCTATGCGACAGTACAGATGAGCGGCGTATTCGCATTTACAGAGACAGCTGATTCAACACTTGCAGTTGGAGACGTAGCTTACGGTGCCGCTGACGGCACTTCAGGAATCGTTGCTACAGTAGGCGACACTAACAGCAACAAGGTTATTGGTCACGTTACAAAGCTCGGTACCTCTGTAGTTCACGTCCGTTTGATGCAGACAGTCTAGTCGGAGAAGGAATAGAAAATGACTACAATTAACTCACGCCACGTAGAAGCAGCCAAGCTTCTTGAAGGTGCCCTAAGGGGAGACCGTCAGGACAAGCTAAGGCTTCAGGAAGGTATCGCTACCAGCGACCTACCAGAGCTTCTAGTTCCAACTCTAAACAAGATTATGCTTGAAGAGTACGAAGCAGTTCCTCAGGTTTGGGACAAGTTCGCAACCTCATTGGTTGTTGACGACTTCCGTCCTGTAACCTTCCAAGCTCTAAAGTATGACGACGCTGGAGAAGACAACCAAGGTGACACCTTCCGTGAAGGCTCACTTCCAACAGTAGGCGAGTACGACGAGTACCCAACTGCTGGCTGGTTCTCAGTAACCGAGCAGACAATGCAGGTCAAGAAGGCTGGACAGAGGATTCGCTTCTCATGGGAGTCAATCGTCAACGACGGTCAGATTGGTCTACTAGAGCGTCTACCTATCGAGCTAGCCCTAAAGGCTGCTGGAAAAGAAGACGAAGAAGTTACCAAGCAGCTTGTTGCTACTGGCGGTCTAAACACCGCTAACTTCAAGTCTGGAAACCAGAACTTGCTTGCTGGAAACCCAGTGCTAACTCTTGACTCACTAGAGGACGCTATTGAGGCTGCTAACTTGCAGACCTACAATGGTCGTCAGATCACTGCTGTTACTCAGTTCGCACTTGTTGTACCTCGTGCACTTGAGATGCAGGCTCGCAAGATTCTTGCGATTCAGGAAGTACGCACCGAGACCACTGCTGGTTCCGTTGCTACAACCTCTATCTCTAGCAACCCAATTGGTTCACAGGTAACCATCGTTGTAAACGACTGGCTAACCAAGATCAATTCCAGTGCAGGTGCATACTGGTTCTTGATTCCAGTTCCGGGACAGCAGCTAAACCCAGCTGTAGCCCTTGGAAAGCTTCGTGGATACGAGAGCCCAGAGCTACGCATCAAGTCAAACGGTGGCTTGTACCTAGGCGGCGGAGAAGTTCCATCCCGCGAAGGTTCATTCGACAACGACGACTGGGAGATGAGAATCCGCCACATTGCAACAGGTGGTTTCATCGTTCCAGCAGGTACCATTGCTTCAACAGGAGCCGGTTCTTAAGAACTAAATTCCTAAAGACAAGCCCCCTCTTCGGAGGGGGTTTTTCTTATGTTACACTTGACTCTCTTTCACTCTAAAACTAGATAGGCAACCCCATGGTAACTGTGTACACACTCCCTTCATGCGTTCAATGCGACAGCACAAAGCGTTATTTAAAAAGGAACTTAATTGAGTACACAGAGATTGACATTAGCAAAGATGAGGTGGCCTACTCGAAGGTAAAAGAGATGGGCTATACAGAAGCTCCTGTAGTTGAATATGACAAAGACCACTGGAGCGGATTCAGGTTTGACAAGCTTAGCAAAATAGCTGCATAGTGTGCTAGAATAATCTTGTAACGTTGTTCTCCTTTTCGTTACTTGTGTTGTGTATAAAGAACCGCCCTTGTTAGAGACATCTCCGAGGGCGGTTTTTTATAGGTAAGGTATAATGAAGTAATGATTATCTGGCCAAGCCACAACCTTCCCATACGCACTTTAGAGTGGGCAGAAAAGGTTGAAGACGAGATAGACAAGCTAGACAAGCTTGCGAACAGAAGAGGGAAATCTGGTTCAAAGGGGTTAGCCGGAGAACAGGGTCCTGCCGGAGCTGCTGGCTCTAATGGTTCTGACGGCGCTGACGGACAGCAGGGCCCAGAAGGTCCTGAAGGTCCTCAGGGAACCACCGGAGCCGCTGGTCCCGCTGGGCAGCAGGGAATTCAAGGAGAGGCCGGTACAGACGGCGCTGACGGCGCTGACGGCATAGATGGTTTAGATGGCGCTGATGGCTTAGATGGCGCTAACGGTGCAAATGGCACCAATGGCACCAACGGCTTAGACGGTGCCAACGGCCTAGACGGTGCTGATGGTGCCAACGGCCTAGACGGTGCTGATGGTGCTGACGGTGCTGATGGCCTAGATGGCGCTGACGGGCCTATGGGTCCAGCTGGACCAACGGGCTCTACAGGCCCTACAGGCCCACAGGGCAATCAAGGCTTAACTGGACTAAGCGCATACCAAGTTGGACAAGCTGGAGGTTTCTCTGGCACAGAGGCTCAATGGCTCGAGTCGCTTGTTGGTCCAATTGGTCCCGGCAATATTGACGCTGGTATCCCAGAAGATGTGTACTTTGGAATAGACACGGTGGACGCTGGAGTGTATAATAGTGTTTACGGCGGTTTAGTATCAATTGATGGTGGAAGTATTTAATGGCTACAAGAATTCAGCTTAGGCGGGGCAACGCCGCTGATTGGACAACTGCCAATCCTTTGCTTGCCCAAGGAGAAATCGGCGTAGAGCTAGATACCTTAAAATTTAAAATAGGTGATGGCTCTACCTCTTGGACTGGTTTGAGCTATGGGTTATCTGCATTGCCTGAAGAAATCGATGAAATAGACGGCGGCTCTGCCTGATAGAATGGTTGTATAATGGCCCTACCTAGCAATGTTAATTATGGAACTGTAGTTGGACAGTTCTTACTTGCCTATGCCGATAGCAACGATGCTGACCTATTTCCAGACGGAGTTCCTGCAAAGGGCTCTGTCTTCTTTACGCCTTCTCCGACCAAATTGGCCAATGCTTCTTCAAGCCCAAACCCCGTTACAATTATGCCAGCTGTGGTTGAGTGTCAGCTTGATACAAACGGCTATATTCTTGGCTACACTGGCGATCAAGGTGTGCGACTTGTTGCAACCGATGATGCAGACCTAAACCCAGTTGACTGGACTTGGAGTGCTCAGTTTAGGCTAACCGACCAGTCTGACGTGCCAATCTCTCTTGCTACCTTTAGCTTCGAGCTGCCTGCGGGCACAGAGGTTGATCTTGCTACCGCTGCTCCCGTTTCATCTGCTAACGGCACTTTTTACCTAGTAGGACCAACCGGACCAGCTAACACTCTTAGTGTTGGCACAACCACTACTCTTGCTCCATCTGCTGATGCTACGGTAGAAATTACTGGAACCGCTCCAGATCAAACCATTAACGTTGGAATACCAGAGGGCATACAGGGAACTCAGGGCATACAGGGAATACAGGGAGTTCAAGGAGTCCAAGGAGACGCTGCGACACTTTCAGTTGGTACTGTTACTACTGGCAATGCGGGCACTTCAGTAATAATAACTAATACCGGAACAACAAGCGAAGCTGTTTTTGCGTTCACTGTGCCAAAGGGTGACACTGGCAGCTTAGGGACGCTAAGCGCAGCTTCTCCAATTACTTACAGCTCTGCAAGCACAGAGATTGGTCTTGACTACGACGCACTAGTGATTGATGGCGGTACAGCATGATAGAATTAAAGTTAAATTTAAAGGGTAGGAAATAATGCCAGTTCAAACAGTAATTAAGCTCCGTAGAGACACTGCCTCTAACTGGACAACCGCTGACTCTGTGCTTGGTTCTGGTGAGCCGGGCTTAGAAACAGACACTGGAAAAATAAAATTTGGAGATGGCTCAACAGCATGGACAAGCCTAGCTTATTCATACGATGCTGTTGAAAATGATTTTGGTTCAGTAGCATTAACAACCCTGACAAATGGTGATGTATTACAGTATGATGGAACCGACTGGACTAATGCTCAGCTAGATGCACTACCGACCCAGACAGGTCAGTCTGGGAACTATCTAACTACTAACGGTTCTGCTGCGAGCTGGGCAGCAATTGACATCCCACCCGGAACCACCGTTTCGGATACAGCTCCCTCCACTCCCGAATCTGGACAGCTTTGGTGGGACTCAAGTGATGGAACACTTTACATTTACTACGACTCCTATTGGGTTCAAGCGGTAACTGGTATCACCGGGCCTAGAGGTTCGGACAATATTGTTACAGCATCAACTGCACCATCAGACCTTGATGTTCTGTGGATTGACACGTCTGAAGATGGCGACGCTGTCTTGCCCTTGGCTGGTACAACTGGTCAGGTACTTTCAAAGGTTGATGGCGCTGACTACAATACTGAATGGACTACTCTAGACCTTTCAGCCATTTATACAACGACTTTTATTACAGACACAACCACGGCACGAACCCTAATTGCCACAGACTCTGGTAAGACAATTAGATTTACAAGCGGTTCAGCAACGGTAGTAACAGTAGACGCAAGTACCGACTTCACAGTTGGCACGAGGGTTGACATTATTGCAGACGGAGCAGGCGAGCTAACAGTAGCAGCAAGCACCGCAACGGTTGCTGGGGCAGCGACCTCAACAACATCAGGTAGCTTTACAGTCGGTGCGCAATACTCATCGGCTACCTTGCTTTGCGTAGCTACAGACGAGTATAGGCTCATAGGGAACGTGGCGGCTGTCTAATGAGCTTCACGCTTTTAGGAATACTAAGCGCGCAGGCGGCTGGCGGCCTAGCGGCTACTTACAGATTGCAAACACTAGGCGGAGATAGAAGCGATTGGGCTTATGATGTTGCAGTTGATTCAGACTTCAATTCGTTTTTAGGTGGATTGCTTACTACCGGCCCACTAAATAATTACAATTTTTATGTTAGCAAAAGCGACCCTGAAGGTACTGTCTTATGGCAGAGGTATCTATCAGGTACAGGCAACGACCCCCTTGCTGGTGTAGCAGTAGATTCTTTGGGAAATGTTTACATTACGGGGGAATCTGCTTATGGCAGCAGTTCTGATGCTTTTGTGACAGCCAAGTACAATGCAAGCGGAGTTCTTCAATGGCAAAAGAAACTTGTCGGAGACGAATTTAGTAATTCAACTCCTTATCAAATACACATAGATTCTTCAGATAATATCTATGTAGCAGGCAGAACTTTTTATGGCTCAGCAGGCTCTACCGACTGCCTCTTAGTCAAGTACGATACAGACGGAGTTCTTCAATGGCAAAGGATAATCGGCGGTTCTGGAACTGAAAGAGCCTACGCAGTAAATACGGATTCTTCCGGGAATGTCTACATTACTGGCTACACCACTAGCGACCCCGGTGGCTCAAATTACCTTATGTTAGTAAAGTATAATTCAGCAGGAACTATTCAATGGCAGAGAGTAATCGGTAATGCCGAAGCGAGTCAGGGGGTAGATGTTGATTTTGATTCTTCAGATAATGTCTATGTAGCTGGTAGCAGTAGGGATTCGGGCGGAGACCCTCAAAGGGGTTGGCTAGTCAAATACAGCTCGTCAGGGACTGTAACTTGGGAAAGATACTTTACTGGAAGTGTTGCCCTAGCAACAGCAAGTATGACAATAGATTCTGACGATAACATTTATCAGCTAACATCTTCTGACCTTGCAGACGCTGGCGATAAGCACTTAGTTTGGAGCAAGTGGGATACTTCTGGAAACCTAGTATTACAAAGGCGCTTAGGCTCGACACTAGAAGAAAGAGCTTACAAAATTAGAGTAGATTCAGAGAACACTCTTTACTTGGTCGGTGGAACTACAGGGGCAGGGGTACTGGGCTGGGATATGTTCTTAGCTGTATTGCCTAATGATGGCAGCCTAACTGGGACTTATACTCTAGACGGGGCTGATTACACCTATGAGGCCACTAGCTTTACTGCCTCGACCCCTAGCCATACGGCAGCTACTTCAACACTTACAGCAGCCACAGGAACTCTAACGGCAGGGGATGCTACTTTAGTCTCATCAACTGGCTCACTAACCGGATACCAAGTAAACCTCTAAGGAGAAACAAATGTTATATATAAACGCAGCAGGCGAATACCCTCGACACATAGGGGATGTGCAGCTAGTCAAAAAAGGCTGGTCTGAGGGTGACACACTCCCGACAGGCTGGCAATCAGTCGTCGAAACTGAGCGACCAACAGCAGGAACAGACCAAGTTGCTTATGACTCTGGGCCAGTAGAGATTGACGGTGTTTTGTCTCAGGGTTGGACAGTTCGTGACCTAACCGCTGAAGAACTTGACCGCAGAGATGCACCTGCTAACGCTAAGGCTAGGCTTGTTGAGCTTGGCTTCACAGACGCAGAAATTTCTGCCCTAGTTCAAGGAATGGTGCGATAATGCCAGTAGCAAAAATATATAACCCAGACACTTCAGCTTGGGAGCCAGCAATTGTTGGCAAAGAGGGTCCTCAGGGAACCACAGGAGCTGCTGGAACCGACGGTACCGAGGGAGAAGCTAACTTTAGCTCTTTCCTATTCATTGGCGCATAGTATAATAGAGACTAGGAATTAAGGAATATAATGGCAACCACTTATAAGGTCTTAGCACAATCTGCACCAAGTGCTACCACGGACACAAACATCTACACTGTACCGCCGGCTACGATGTCTGTGCTGTCTACAATCGTAGTTGCTAACAGATCGGCTACTGACTGCACCTATCGCATCGCTGTGCGACCAGATGGTGCAACAATATCAAACGAACATTACGTTGCTTATGACGTTACTGTGGGCGCATCAGATTCAACAACAATTACTCTAGGCATCACAATGGATGCCGCAGATGTTTTGACTGTTTATGCTTCTACTACTGACCTAAGCTTTAACGTATTCGGTTCTGAAATAGCTTAAGGGAGGGCTTAATGCCTATAAAGAGACTCTCCCAAAGCGGTCTATTAACGTTCGCCAAGCACTCAAGTGTGCTTGCTGGCAATGCGCCGTTTTCGCCTAACTCGTTCGACCTACTCGAAACCACAACCCTAGCCACTAGCGCCTCAAGCGTTACCTTCTCAGGGCTTGCTGCTTACGCTGCTGACTATAAGCATTTGCAGATTCGTATGGTGGCTCGCAGTTCGGTTGTATCATCAAACCAAAATGTAGGACTTACATTCAATGGAGATACTGGGGCAAATTATTCTACTCACGACATGGAAGGTTCTGGCGGCGGTGGAGTTGGTTCTGGCGGCGGAGCATCAATTACCTCTATAAGAGCAGCCCAAGTGGTTGGGACAACGGTTGCAGACACATGGCCTTCGGCGGTAATTGACATCTTGAACTTTTCGAGTTCTTCTAAATACACCACCACTAGGACAGTAAACGGCTGGGCTGGCAGCATGTCTAGAGTTTTTCTTAGGTCTGGTTCTTGGCAAAACACCTCAGCAATTACAACGCTGACATTGACAGACGGCGGTGGCGGCTTTATAGCGGGGAGCCGATTCGTTTTGATTGGAGTGAAATAATGC